AAATAAAGAAAATAATCCTCATTATAAAATTAGAAATTTATTCCATAATTTAAAAAAACAAAATTATCAAAATTTAATTAAACCTGAATTTGAACTTATAAAAAAACATATAGAAAATCAATTTAATGAAAATATGCATTGGGGTAATATTGAAATAGACCATAAAATACCAATTAGTTGGTTCACTAAAGAAACCCCAGATAATTTAATTAATGATCTGAGAAATCTCCATCCTCTTCTTAAAGAAGATAACCGTAAAAAAGCTGCTAGTTATTGTAATGTAATTTCTCTTGAATATTTTTATGATATAAAAACGTATATTAAAGAAGAACGTATTAAACAAATACTAGAAGTTATTTCTTTGTAATATTTATATTAAAATATTAATTTAAAAAAATATAAAAAAATGAATATTGAAAGTAATTTTGATTTACGTAAATTCAGAGATCTTTTATTAAAAGAAACTTATGAACCTGCTTTAGATGAAAATGATTCACTTGAAGAAGCTTCTTTAGAAGAAATGGCTAAAATAGCTGGTGATTTAAAATCTTCAATTGAAGCTGTAATTGCTGCTAATCCTGATTTAGAAGGTCTTGCTCTTAAAAAAGCAATTAAAGCTGATCAAGCAGTAATTAATGCTTTAGATGGAGATGATTTATATGATAATCAACTTAATAAATTTATTGCTCTAACAAAAGGTGAAAGAACAATAGGACAGAGAGGTAGAAAAGCAAATCCTGACAAACCAGCTGCTGAACCAAAATCAAAAACAGAAAAATCACCAAAATTAAAAATTACAAATCCTACAGCAGATGAAAAACCAGTTTCTTCAACTTTTATAGATGGTGAAGATGAAGAAGAAATGGCTGCTGAAAAGCAAGCTATTGCTGCTGCTAAAAAAGGTAAAAGATTAGGTACTGCTGCTGAAAAATTAGCTCAAGTAACTAAAGAAATGAAAGCTTTAATTCCTGCTTATCAAGCAGCTAAAGGTACTCCCGAAGAAGCCGCTATTGTAGCTCAATTAAAAGATTTAACTGCTGAGAAAAAATCATTAGAAGCTAAAGTATATAAAACACCTAAAGCTCTAAGTGCTGCTGATTTGATGGGTAGTGAAGAAGCTTAATAGTTTAAATTAGTTATGTCTGAAAATAAAAATCCAATTCCTTTAAAGGAAATGATAAAACAAGAGTGGGTCCGCTGCGCGCAGGACCCAGTCTATTTCATGAAGAAATATTATTGGATCCAACACCCACAAAGAGGTAGAATTCAATTTAATTTATTCCCATTCCAAGAAAAAGTACTATACCAACTTCAAAAGAATGAGTATACTATTATTAATAAATCCCGTCAATTAGGTATATCAACATTAGCATCAGCTTATGCTTTATGGTTAATGCTATTTAATAAAGATAAAAACGTACTGTGTATAGCAACTAAACAAGAAACTGCTAAAAACATGGTAACTAAAGTACGTTTTGCATACGATAATTTACCTAAATGGATGAAATCAGGTGAAAAACCTGCAGAAAATAATAAGTTATCACTTAAATTAACTAATGGTTCACAAATTAAAGCAGTTGGTGCTACAGCGGATGCGGGTCGTTCAGAAGCTGTTTCTTTTCTTATTATTGATGAGGCTGCTTTTATTGAAGGTATTGATGAGATATTTGCCTCAGCACAACAAACCTTAGCTACTGGAGGTCAATGTTTAGCATTATCTACACCTTATGGTACAGGTAACTGGTTTCATAAAACCTTTACCAAGGCACAAGCCAAAGAAAATAAATTTGTGCCCCTAAAATTACCTTGGACTGTTCATCCTGAACGAGATCAAGCATGGAGAGATGCTCAAGATGATATTTTAGGACTAAGACATGCTGCACAAGAATGTGATTGCGATTTTAGTACCTCAGGGGATACAGTTATTGAACCAGATTTACTTAATTTCTATGAATCAACCTACATTTCAGATCCAATGGAAAGAAGAGGACCAGGTGGTGATTTATGGATTTGGGAACTACCTGATTATTCAAAATCATATATGGTAGTAGCTGATGTTGCTCGTGGAGATGGAACTGACTATTCTGCATTTCATATTTTTGATGTAGCTGAAGCTAAACAAGTAGCTGAATTTAAATCACAAGTTCAAACCAAAGATTATGCCCACATATTATTTTCAATAGCAACTGAATATAATGATGCTTTATTAGTAGTAGAAAATGCTAATATTGGATGGAGTGTAATTGAACAATTAATAGATAGAGGTTATAGAAATTTATACTATTCTTCTAAATCCGATACTACAATGGGTGCTAATGAAAATCAATTAGCAAGAATGGAGAATGGGCAAGGTATGATACCAGGTTTTACAACTTCAATGAAAACAAGACCACTTTGTGTCTCAAAATTAGTTTCATACATTCAAGAAAGATCAGTTGTTTTTCAATCTCGTAGATTGATGGATGAATTAAGAGTTTTTGTTTGGAAAAATGGTAAAGCACAATCTCAAAATGGATACAATGACGATTTAGTAATGTCATTTTCCATTGGTTTATTCCTGAGAGATACAGCTTTACGTTTTAGACAACAAGGTATAGACTTAACTAGAGCAACTTTAGGTAGTTTTGGAGTTTCCAATCAACAGTCACCAGGAGTATTTTCTTATAGTTCTCAAAATGATAATCCATACAAAATGGATAATGGGATAGGTGGAACTGAGGATTTAAGTTGGCTTCTCGGTTAATTTTTAATATTTATATTATATAATCTAATTTTATGGTAGATACTTCATTTTTTGGTAGATTACAACGATTATTCTCAACAGATGTTGTAATAAGAAATGTTGGGGGTAACCAGTTAAAAGTAATGGATACTGATCGTATCCAACAACTTGGTACTATCCAAACAAACTCACTTTACGACAGATATAATAAAATATACACTACAACAGGTGGATTAAATTTTAATTATAATAATGATTTATCATATCCTACTACACGTATTCAATTATATACTGACTATGAGTTAATGGATGGTGATTCAATTATAGCTTCTACACTAGATATATTATCTGATGAAGCTTGTTTAAGAAATGATATGGGAGAAGTATTACAAATACGTTCTTCTGATGAAACTATTCAAAAAATTCTATATAACTTATTTTATGATGTATTAAACATTGAGTTTAATCTTTGGTCCTGGACTCGTAATATGTGTAAGTATGGTGATTTCTATCTAAAACTAGAAATCTCAGAAAAATTTGGTGTTTACAATGTAATACCATTCTCTTCTTATTCTATTATTAGATTAGAAGGTAAAAATCCCGAAAAACCACAAGAAGTAAAATTTAAATACGATCCTACTTTCTCATCTCAACAATCACCATTAGGACCACAAGTAATGTCTAATTACACTCGTAATCCAAATGATGGTATAGTATTTGATAATTACGAAATGGCTCATTTCAGATTATTATCTGATTTTAATTATTTACCTTATGGTAGATCATTTATTGAACCTGCTCGTAAAATATTTAAACAATTAACTTTAATGGAAGATGCGATGTTAATACATCGTATTGTAAGAGCACCTGAAAAACGTACTTTCTTTATTAACGTTGGTAATATTCCACCTAATGAGGTAGAAAATTTTATGCAACGTACTATTAACAAAATGAAGAAAACCCCTTATGTTGATCCTAATACAGGTGAATATAATTTAAAGTATAATATTCAAAATATTCTTGAGGATTTTTATATTCCTGTAAGAGGTGGTGATGCAACAACTAGAATTGAAACTACAAAAGGTTTAGATTATACAGCTATTGAAGACGTTACTTACCTAAGAGATAAATTATTTGCAGCTCTTAAAGTACCAAAAGCATATTTTGGATATGAAAAAGATTTAACAGGTAAAGCTACATTAGCTGCTGAAGATATTCGTTTTGCTCGTACAGTAGAAAGAATTCAAAAAATCTTAATTTCAGAATTAACAAAAATTGCTTTAGTTCATTTATATTCACAAGGATATGATGGTGATGCTTTAACAAATTTTGAATTATCATTAACTGTTCCTTCAATTATATACGAGCAAGAAAAGATAGCTTTAATGAAAGAGAAATCTGCATTAGCTACTGAATTAATTACTAATAAAATTGTACCTACAGATTGGGTCTATGATAATATCTTCCAATTCAGCGAAGATCAATATGATGAATATAGAGATTTAATGATTGAAGATGCTAAACGTAAATTTAGAATAGACCAAATAGAGACTGAAGGTAATGACCCTATGAAAACAGGTGAAGCTTATGGTACACCACATACTTTAGCTACACTTTATGGACCTAGCAGATATCCAGGTACTGAAGGTGTGCCTAAAGGGTACAATGAAAAGAGTGATACTTATCCGGATCAAGTATTAGGTCGCCCTAAAGAAAAAGCATCAAATATTAACACACAAGAAAACCCATTAGGTAAAGACAGATTAGGTAGAGCTGGAATGAAATCTGATGATTCAGAAACTAAAGGATTTAAAACAGCATATAAAGGTGGATCACCATTGGCTTTAGAAAATGCTGGAACCCAAGCTATATACCATCAAATTTCAAATAATTTAAAAAACATGTTTCCAAAACGTAGAGTAAATTTATTTGAAGAAGAGAGTAATTTATTAAATGAAGATAATCTCTTAAAAGAAGATAAATAAATTAATATTTATAATTAGTAGTTAACTTTATATTAAATAAATGGCTAACATAAAGCACAACAAATATAAAAACTCTGGCATACTATTTGAATTACTTGTAAGAAAAATTACAGCTGATACAATGTCCAATCAGGATTCTAAAGCTGTTTCTTTAATTAAAAAGTATTTCGTTAATACCGAATTAGCCAAAGAAAATAAACTATATCAATCGATATCAAAATCACAAAATATTAGTGAGGCCAAAGCTGAGTCTATTCTTTCTACAATTTTAGAAATAAACAAAACTTTAGATAGAAATAAATTAGTTAAAGAAAAATATAATCTTATTAAAGAAATTAAAGCTAATTTTGATATTGATGATTTTTTTAAAGCTAAAATTAATAACTATAAACTATTATCTTCAACGTATACTTTATTAGAAGCTAATTTATCTCCTACTGAATATATAGATGATATTTTAAATTCTAAAATGAATATTTTAGAGCATATAGCCCAAACTAATGCTATAAATCTTCCTCAACCTACAGTAAGTGAATTTGAAACTTTAGATAAAGGAACTCGTGCATTAGTTTATAAAATAATGTTAGAAAAGTTTAATGAAAGATTTAATACTTTATCTGACGAACAAAAAGAAGTATTAAAAGAATACATTAATAATATTTCTAATACTACTAATTTGAAAAAGTATGTGAATACTAAATTCACATCATTAAAAGAATCACTTTTAAAATTTTTACCTAAAATAGAGGATGCTACAATTAAAATTAAAGTAAATGAGACCATAAATCTTATTAATCCTATTTTAGAATCTAAAATATTAAAAGATGATAATATAGTTGCTCTATTACAATATCAAGAATTACATAATGAGTTAACAAAGATTCATAATGCCTAGTCCTAAATTAAAAGAATTAGTTAAAAAATATCTCTCTGAACTTTTAGATGAAGAATCATCTACTGCAGGAGTTCCAGGTTATTTAGGTGTAAAAGCATTTAAACCCAAATACGAAGCAGCTAATAAAGCTTTTACTCGTAATCCTGCTCGTCCCGTAACTAAACAAGATAAAAACTCACCTACAGGATTTGAATCAATGCCTGATTCAGCTAAAATTTACATTAAATCTGGTTTTAAACAACTTAAACCTGAAGATAGAATTAATTCTAAAGATTTATGGAAAGGGCAACACCTTGAAGAAAGGATAGGATATGCTACTCCTAAAGCATTTAGAAAACCTAAAAAACAAAACGAGACTTCAAAACCAGGACACGAAGATTTACCTAATCTAGATAAACATTTTGAACTAGTGAAATTTAAGATAGTTGATTCTGAAAATTCTTCTAAAAAGAAAGAAAAACAATTGAATGAGGTTCGTTATTCTCAATTTAAAAATGAGACTAAAAACAGAAAACCTCAAGAGCAATTACATATGGGTGTTAAAGAAATTCAACGTAAGTTAGATGAAATTAACAAATTAGTTGAGTTTACCTCTCGTATGAGAACCGAATTAAAAGGTAATGCTGAACAAATGAATTACTTAAAACGTACTCATAATGCATTATTTAAAATAAATGAAAAAATTCAAGAAATTAATAATAAAATCAAAAGCTTAACAGAATAATGTCAGCTAAACTCAAAACATCATCAACAGTTACCTTTATAAAAAAACCAAAAAGAAAAAGACCAGGTGTTCATTCAAAATGTAAAACATCTAAGTTAAAAAATTCTAAAAATTATAAAAAATTATATAAAGGGCAAGGCTAATAAAAATATTTATACCCATGACAGTACAAAATTTATATACGCAATATTTAAATGGTAAGATAACTAAACAAAAGTTTCTTTACGAAGTTCGTAGAGATCAAAATCTTACTATGATATCACCTAATAACTCATTTGATGATGTTGTTAAGATATTAAAAAATAAATCTATAATTTCAGAAAAAGCTTCTAAAGAATCTACAGGAAAACAAGATGTAGAAATTATAGCTAAAACTATTGATATGGTTAACCCATATGAATATTCTCGTGGTATGGATTATGAACTTAATATTGTAGATGTTCCTGTAACTGCTGGGGATTTAGATGAAGAAAAAGTACTTAAAGCACAGAAAAAAGTACTAACTAATCTAACTAAAAATCCTTTATACTATACTGAAAAATTGTATGGTAAAGTTAAATTCGATGGTGATGAAACTGTTGAAATTAACAAAAAATCAATTGAAGCTCTTGGTAAAGGTAAGAAAAATATTATTAGAGAAGGTATTTCTGATAAAGACATTACTTCAGCCCCTCATACTAATATAAAAGGAACGATGGGTGATTATGATGGGAAAAAAAGAGCATCTTCTTTAGCACGTTTAAAAGATTTTGGACCTAAAGAAGGTGAAGTATCCGCAGAAGATATAGTTGATGCTATAAGTCCATTATCGGCTAATAAAGAAGAAATAATTCAATATCTTAATTCATTATCCAAATCAGATGATAAATTTAAAACAGTAGACGACTACGTTGAAGATTTTATAAATTATGTTAATGATAAATCTTTAGAGGAACATGGTCAATATGCTAGTAAGGTAGCTGATGTAAACCCACTTACTCAAGGTAAAATTAAAGAAAATATTGTTGGTAAAACAGTAAAACTTACTAATACAAATGATGGTGAAGAATATTTTGGTACTATAGTAAAATATTTAGATGACGGAGGTTTTATGTACAAAGATGAAAAATCAGGTAAATTAGAAAAAAGTACTGGATACGGAAAAAATTGGGAAATTGAGATATTAAAAGAATCTTATAACCCTTTCCTAATTAACGAAAAACAAGAAAAAGTATTACAAAGATATGCTGAAGCTACAGGTATTCCTTTAGATAACCTAAAAAATATGGTTGCTGAAGCTAAAGCTAAAAAAGCAAAAAAAGATTATGATGGTGATGGTAAAATAGAATCACCTGAAGATGAATATAAAGGTTCTCGTGATAAAGCTATAAAAAAAGCAATGGCCGAAGATCTAGATTTAGGTCATCAAGATAACGAACCACATATGATTAAAGGTGAGTTATATCAAATAGCTAAAAAAGCTACTGAATTATACAAAATGGTTAATGCTGTAGATAATATGGGTGAAGTTGATTTTCCTCATTGGTGGCAAGCAAAAATTGTTTTAGCTAAAAATTACTTAACAGGAGCAAAAGATTATTTAGATAGCGCCTTAGCAATAGGTAATGAAGAAGGAGAAATGGAAGAAGGTACTACCTATGCTGGTAAAGATGCTACAGATGATATGCAAAAAGATCCAAAATTTGGCACTTTATCAAGTGCAGGTAAAGAAGATGCTAAAAAAAAATTACAACAAGGTAATGCTGTAACCATAGGATAACATGAGCAAATCATTATTAATAGAATACGCTTTATTCACACCTAAATCCCAAGTATTAACTGAAGGCAAAGGTGATAGAAATTTAGTGGTTGAAGGTGTAATTCAAAGAGCTGAAGCTAAAAATCAAAACGGTAGAATTTATCCTAAAAATATTCTAGCTCGTGAAGTTGAAAAATATATCCAAGGCCCCGTTGCTGAAAATAGAGCATTAGGTGAATTAGATCACCCAGAATCAATGGTAATTAACCTAAAAAATGTATCTCACAACATTAAAAAATTATGGTGGGATGGAGATGATTTAATGGGTAAAGTAGAAATATTACCAACACCTTCAGGTAATATTTTAAAAGAATTATTTTTAAATAAAATTACAGTAGGTATCTCTTCTCGTGGTATGGGTTCAGTTCAACCATTAGGAGAAGGTACAGTTGAAGTACAAGACGATTTCGAACTATTATGTTGGGATTTTGTTTCTACTCCTTCAACACAAGGTGCTTTTATGACCCCTACAGGATTAAGTGAAGGATATAAACCACAACATACAAGTAAATACTCAAAAATTAACTCACTAGTATCAGACATTATATGCTCCCAATCAGGAGTATGCTGTATTAGATAATACTTATAAAAATGGAAAATTTTGATATAAAAAAATATCTTGCTGAAGGAGCATTATTAAAAGAAAACGGAGAAGGAAATCTTAGATCACAACTATATACTCTTGTTGGTAATGAAATGAAATTAGGAAAACGAGCAGATATGTATGGTGGTGTTGAATGGCAAGTAGAAGAACATAAAAAAGCTAAGCAGGCTCTTGAAGCCTTTTTACAACAAAACCCATCAATGTATGAATTTGTGGAAGAAGTTGAAGATCATTTTTATAAACAATTATATAAGTAAATTAAAATACTCTCCCGATTTTGCAGAACTATTGCAAAAGATTAATGCACTCCTTAAAAAGAGTGCATTTTTTATTTCCCTGTACATATTTATGGATATCTTAATGATAGATTATCCCAATATAATCTCCCTCATAATCAAAAAATTCTATATTACTTCTCAATAAGTAATCAAAAACAATCAAAAAAACATTATGGCAAACGAAAACACTAAAATCTTTAGTGAAGCAATCGCTGAAGCTAAAGCTATTAGAGAAACCGCTATGGCAAACGCCAAACTTGCTCTTGAAGAAGCTTTTACTCCAAGACTTAAAGAAATGATGTCTACTAAATTAGAGGCATTAGCTGAAGAAGACGAAGAATTAGAAGAAAGATTTACAGGTAAAAATGGCGAAATGACTTCTAACGACGGTGATGACACCGGAGCTATGGAAGAAGAAATTTCATTAGAAGAACTTCTAGCTGAACTTGAAGGTCTTGAAGAAGGAGATGGTTATTCTGAAGAAGAAGGATCAGTAGAGCCAGGGCTAGACAATCCTTACATGGAAGAAAACGAAATCTTTGAAGCTGAAGACGACGAAACAGTAAGCGAAATTACAGTTGATGATTTAAAAGACATCATCAGAGATGTAGTAGCTGATTTGTTAGGTGGTTCAGAAGAAGAAGGCGAAGAAGAAGAAGGCGAAGAAGAAGAAATGGAAGGTGAGGAAGAAGAAATGGCTGGAGACGAGGAACTTAATCTTGAAGAGATTTTAGCTGAACTTGAATTAGACGAAGCTGCTGATGCAGATAAGGATGATATGAAAAAAGAAGCTAAAGAAGAAAAAGAAGATAAGGAACTTGAAGAAGCTATGTCAACTATTGCTCAACTACGTTCTGAATTAAACGAAGTTAATCTTCTAAACGCTAAATTACTTTACGTTAACAAGTTGTTCAAATCCAAAAATTTAACAGAAGCTCAAAAAGTAAAAGTTATTAACGCTTTTGATAGAGCTGAAACTGTTAAAGAAACTAAAAACATCTTTGAAACGTTACAAGAATCATTAACAGCTTCTCAATCTACTAAGAATCCAATCAAAGAATCTCTTTCATTTGCTTCTAAACCAGCGGGAGTTGCTGATAGAAAACCAATCGTTGAAAACAACGATTTTGTAGCAAGAATGCAAAAACTTGCAGGAATCATTTAAAAAATTAAAACAACAAAAACTTAAAAATTAAACAACATGTCAAATTTAGTAAATTCACTATTAGAGACTGCTAACCCATATACATCTTTACAAAAAGATGCAGCTAGATTGGCTGGAAAATGGGCTAAATCAGGTCTCCTAGAAGGTATTTCTAATGAAACTGATAAGTCTAACATGGCTATCATCTTAGAAAACCAAGCAAAACAATTAGTAGTAGAAGCTTCTGCTACAGGAACAGGTGGTACTTTTACTGCCGGAACAGGTGAGCAATACGCTGCAGTAGCATTACCATTAGTACGTAAAGTATTTGGTCAAATCGCTGCTAAAGAATTCGTTTCTGTTCAACCAATGAGCTTACCAGCTGGTTTAGTATTCTTCCTAGATTTCCAATATGGAACTTCTAAAGATCCATTCTCAACTACAGCAGGTACTAACTCAATGTATGGTAACCAAACAGCTAACTTCGGTAACGATAGAGCAGGTGGTTTATATGGTGCTGGTAGATTTGGATACTCAATCAACCAATTCTCTTCTTCAGCTCAAACTGCTACACAAGCTGCTGCTTTAGCTACAAACACTGTAGTTTCAGCTTCTTGGCTTCAAGTAGGATTTGATGCTGATTTATCAGCTTCTGTTGCTGCTGGTCAAATTAAAGCTGTAACTTTACCAACTTCATCTATTCCTGGATTTGATCCAAATGGAATCAGAGCATTTGCTGCTTATAGTTCTTCTGCTTTAACTGTAGCTACTTCATTACCTCAATTTACTCAATTAGAGTTAGCTAGTGGTCAAATTACTTTCTTCTATACTGCTTCTACAGCTGCTTTAGCTACTGCAAGTACGTTAACAGTTTACTACAACGAACAAACTACTGATAGAGCAAGAGGTGATTTTGAAGATGCTTCAGGTGCAGGATATCCAAACGCTGAAAGCAACACTGAAATCGTTATTCCTGAGATTAACGTTCAAATGAGATCAGAAGCTATTGTTGCTAAAACACGTAAGTTAAAAGCACAATGGACACCTGAATTCTCTCAAGACCTTAACGCATTCCATTCACTTGATGCTGAAGCTGAATTAACTTCTATCTTATCAGAGTATATCTCATTAGAAATTGACCTTGAAATTTTAGATATGTTGATCCAAAACGTTCCAACAAATCAAGTTGAATACTGGTCTGCTAAAATTGGTGATTCTGTAGTAAATGGTGCTGTTACTTCTAACGTATCAGGTGTTTACTATACTCAAATGTCTTGGTTCCAAACTTTAGGAATTAAATTACAGAAAATTTCTAACTTAATTCACCAAAGAACTTTAAGAGGTGGTGCTAACTTTATGGTAGTATCTCCAACAGTAGCAACTGTTCTTGAATCTATCCCTGGATTCGCAGCTGATACAGATGGTGATGCAGCTAAAATGAACTATGCATTTGGTGTTCAGAAAATTGGTGCTTTAAACTCTAGATATAAAGTTTACAAAAACCCTTACATGACAGAAAATACTATCTTGTTAGGATTTAGAGGTAACCAATTCCTAGAATCAGGTGCTGTTTATGCTCCATATGTTCCACTTATCATGACTCCATTAGTGTACGATCCAGATACTTTCACACCTCGCAAGGGGATAATGACAAGATATGCTAAGAAAATGGTACGTCCGGAATTCTATGGTAAAGTACTAGTACTTGGTACTAACTTGATCTAATAATATCTTAGAATATTTTTAAAAGATGCCTAGCGAAAGCTAGGCATTTTTTTTTTATTGTTCATAACTTTATTAAAGTAGATATAATACCCTTTCTTTTTTACATATTTATATTAAATAAATAATTATGGAAAATATAATTTGTACTATATGTAATATTTCTAAATCTTTAGAAAATTTTTATAATTCTCCCAAACATAAAAATGGGAAATTACAAGGATGTAAAGAATGTAGAAAAAATAAAGAACGTTCTAAATACACAGGTGATTATCATAAAAACCGTTTACAAAACCTATCTCCTGAACAAAAATTTCTACGTACCCAACAACTAACAGAAAATGCTAGAAAACGTAGAAAAGATCCAAATACTAAATTAAAAGAAGCTTTAAGAGCTAGAATTTACAATAGTATGAGGAACAATAAAAATAACACCTCTTTAGAATATTTAGGATGCTCTATAGATGAATACAAAATCCATTTACAAAACCAGTTCACCCCAGAAATGAATTGGGAAAACTGGGGAAGTTATTGGGAAATTGACCATATAGTACCCTTAAGTAAAGGAGGAACTTTCCACTTCACTAACACCCAACCCCTTACTATAACAAATAATAGAAAAAAATCAAATAAGATAGCCTAGCGAAAGCTAGGCTTTTTTTATTATATTTATATTAAATTATAAACGTTATTATATGGCTTCAAACCATCACACCGACCCGGTTTTTACTCCAAAAAGAAAACCGAAGAATCCAATTAAGTTCCAACTCCAACTTAATGAAGAACAAAAACAAGCAAAAGCACTTATTATAGATAATCCAGTAGTCGTACTAAAAGGAATGGCAGGATCAGGTAAAACATTAGTAGCAGTACAAGCAGCATTAGATATGTTATTTTGTAAAGAAGTAGAAAAAATCGTAATAACTCGCCCTACTGTAGCTAAAGAAGAATTAGGTTTTCTACCAGGTGATCTTAAAGAAAAAATGGATCCATGGTTAGCACCAATTTATCACAACTTATACATGTTATATGGTAAGGATAAAGTAGATAAAGAAATTGAGTACGGAAATATTGAAATTGTACCATTTGCTTTTATGAGAGGTAGAACTTTTGTTAATTCATTTGTTATAGTGGATGAAGCACAAAATGTAACACACGATCAAATGGAAACTGTATTAGGAAGGCTGGGTAAGGGATCTAAAATGGTAATTTGTGGAGATTTAGCTCAAATTGATTTAAAAACTAAAAAAGATACTGGATTTTCATTTTTAACTAGAGTGGAAGAACAAGTAAAAGGATTTAAAGTATTTGCTTTACAAACAAATCATAGACATGAAATAGTGTCACCTATCTTAAAAGTATACCAAGACTTTAGAGATTAAAATATTTATATTAAATAGTATAAT